CCTTGGTCCAGGCCTCCTCGAGGTAGCGGATGTGCGCGGCCTCGTCGACCACGACCCGGGCGTAGCGCCGGCCGCGGGCGACCTCCTTGTCCTCGCCCATGGCCCAGAAGTCGAGCGTCGAGCCGGTGACGAACCGCATGCGCCCGGCCTGGCGGTTCTTGTACTCGACCAGGCCGGCCAGGCGGGCCAGGATCTCGTCCCACACGTCGTCGACGTAGCGCGAGCTCGGCGCGAACCAGCCGGCCGGGTAGCCGGCCGGATCGAGCAGATTCTTCGGCCCGGTCAGCAGGCGGTGGATGCCGAACTTCGTCTTGCCCCAGCGCCGGCCGCAGGTGAGGACGTTGTACCGGCTGCAGTTGTCCGCCACGGTCTTCTGGCCCGGATGCAGGATCGGCAGCCGGACGCGGATCTCAGCCACTGGAGCCCTCGTAGACGTGCTCGACGATGATGCGGGTGGTGGCGTCGACGCGGTCGATGAAGTCACCGCTCGACTTGCCGAGCAGCTCGGAGGCCTTGAGGCGGTCGGCCCACTTCGGCGGGTTGCCGTCGCCGTCGGCGCCCTCGCCGCGCAGCACGGCGGACCAGAACCGGCGGCGCTCCTCGGCGGTGGCGATGCGGCGGTCGTGGTCGGGTTTCGCGAGCGCCTTGATGGCGTCCCGCACCCTGGCATTTCCTAGCAGTCGCGCGCCCTCCGGGTCGGGCCGCGCGTAGCCTGCTGTTTTCGCCGCCTGCAGCGCGTTCCCGCCGTTCGCAACGTACTCCTCGACGAAGCGCTGCCGCTTCGGTGTCAGGCCGTCCTTGCCGGCCCGTAGCACGTCACGCCCTCCCCTCGTCGGTGCCGGGCTCGTAGGCGAACAGGTCGCACCTGGCCGCGGCCTTGGTCCGGTCGCGGACACACCACAGCAAGCCAGTGGCCAGGCGGATCGCGTAGCGGCAGGAGAGGCAGGTCATGCGGCATCCTCGTCCGACGGCGCGGCGAGACGGATCACTTTCGCGGCCGGTCGCAACCCGACTGCCGGGGCTGACGACCCTCCGGCGATCACCCGCTTTGCGGCCGACTGGTCGCCGATGAGCACGGGAGCCGGGATGGTTTTGCCGGTGCGAGCGTTGTGCGCCTCGCTGATGCCGATCAGCACGCGGGGGTAATCCCGGCTGGCGAGGCGGCTGCGGTATCCGCGGTAACGGGTCTCGAACTCCCGGGCGACGAACGGCCACTCGTCCTCGGTGCGGGAGCCCAGGCCGATCCAGCCGCCCATGTCCTGCACGACGACGTGGATCAGCGGGTCGTCGAACGCCACGGACTGGTACGTGCCGACGTGGCGGATGGCGCGGTCGACCTTTGCCCAAGCCCGCAGGGCGGTGTCTTGGGTCGACCCCTGCAGCATGCGGGTGATGTCAGCGATGCGCGGCATGAACTGGCCGGCATCGGGGTTGCGCATGTGGCGGTTGATGGCATCACGCACGGCATCGAGGTCGTACTCCTCGAGGCCCTGCCAGTACATGCCGATCAGGCCGTCGCTGATCTCGCGGCCGTAGTACTCGCCGAGCATTGCGAGCATGGCCGCGAACGCCGGCTTGTCCTGGGGCGTCATGCGGATGCCTCCTGCGCTTCGAGCCATCGCTGTGCGACGGCCATGTTGCGTTGGCCGACTGAGGTGAGCGCGACGATCTGGGCACGCGGCGGCTCGTCGAGCCAGCGTTGCTGGCGCAGGTAGGTCGCGGGGTTCGGGACGAACTGGCCGTTGTCGCGGGTCCACTGGTCGCTTTCGCGCTGCCACTGCAGGGCAGCCAGGACGGTCCGCAGGGTGTCGGCTGGTCGCGGTAGGCGAAGCCAGGCCTTACGGGCCGCCTCCTTGCCGACCTTGCGGGGGTAGGCCGCCCAGAACGCCGAGAACGGGTCCGGGGGTTTTTCGTCGTCGCCGCCGCCGTCAGGCGGCAAAGGGGGTAAGGGGGTTTCCCCCTTTTCTGGTTCTTGGGTAGTGGGTAGTGGGTACTGGGTAGCCGTTGCAGGTCCGTTGCAGCACTCTACCTGTTCGCGTTGCAGGTCCGTTGCGGGTCCGTTGCAGCACTCTACCTGTTCGCGTTGCAGGTCCGTTGCGGGTCCGTTGCGGATCCGTTTGTGCAGTGCTCGCAAGTCTGTAATTGGCGTGTCCCATTTCGGCGTTATCCCACGCTCGCGGAGTTCCCCGAAAAGCCGCGACCGCTCCTCTCGATGCCGCCGCATGCGCTCTGTCTCGTGCGCCTGCTTTTGTGCGCGCTCGTCATCGCCCTGGTGATACCGCGCGATTTCCTCGTCACACCGCTTCTGGCGCCATCCGTCCGCGGCCTGGACGAAGAACTCCGACAGGACGACTTTGACTGCCTGGCGCTCCTGCTTGGTGACTGCGCGGACCAGGCGGCAGGCTTGTGCCACGTCGGCCGGGATGGGTTTCTCGGTGCGGTAGTAGAGGCGGATCAGGCGGCCGTACACCGCCTCCTCGAGCAGCGACAGGTGAGCGGTGGCCGAGTCCCAGTCGCCGATGTGGTGCTCGTAGAAGTTCATCCAAGGTACTCCTCGACATCGTCCTGGGACCGCGCGACGAAAGCGACGCCGCCACCGCACCGGACCTGATTCAGAAACAGCTCCTGCTCCGGTCGCAGCCGGCCGCTGCGGGTCTTGCACTCCACGCACAGGATGGCGCCGCCGTACTCGGCCTTGAGCTGGCCGATGAGGTCTGGCGCACCGCGCCACCCGAAGCGGATCCACTGCGACGCGCCACCGTCGGCGAACTTCAACTGGCCGGCGCCGCTGTTCATGCGTTCCACCCAGTGGACTTTCGGGTGGACGCGCAGGCGTTTGAGGACGGCATTCAGGACCGCGGCCTCGGGGGCTTCGGGCGCATTGAGCCGAAAGCGGCCTCCACGGCCTTTCGGACTGCCTTGGCGCTGGCGTAGTGGTCCCTGCGCGCCAGCAGCGCCAGGACGGTCGCTCTGCGGCTCCTGGACGGCTGTGACAGGATCAGCCGCACCGCGCAGCAGGTCCGGGTGAGATCGAAGATCGGCCGCTGTCCAGCGCACAGCTCGCACTCAGTCCCCGTCAAGCTCCGGCCTCGGCACCCGTCGGGTATCACCGCGCCTTGCCAGTTCCTCGAAGTAGGCCGCATTCCTGCGCTGCCGCGCGCTGCCGTGCTTGGCCGCCTGGCGCCAGGGTGAGTTCTGCGAGTTCTGCTTGTTCAGCCGCGTCCAGTCGGACGCAGTGAACTTCTCGATCGGCGCTTTGGGTTTGGTGGGCATCAGCGGTACGTCCTGCCGTGCGCGGTGAAGTACTCGCGGTCCTTGGCGCAGCCGGCGCAGGTGGCGAACCCGTAAGTGATCCTTACCGGTTCGATGGCGCCGCCGCAGTCCTCGCAGATCGTGAACGTGGCGTGGCGGCCGAGCGCGGTACGCGCCAGCGCCGCGGCGCGCTCGAGCTGCGCGGCGAACTGCACCTCGATGGCGAGTTGGGCGCGGTCGGCGTCGTCCATCAGTCGTCCCTTCCTTTCCCCAGGAATCCCGCGCGCATCAGCCGCTCGGCTGCCAGCCTCATGGTGTGAACGCGACCGAGCAGGGCTTCCGTCAGCAGCTCGCGGGCGACCACGGTCAGCTCGCGTTGCTGACCCTTGGCGACCACCTCGAGCGCCGACATGGCGTCCTCGGACAGGCGGACGTGCAGGTCCGGTTTGGGCAGGCTCACGGCATCCGCCAGATCGAACTCCATCGCACGCCCTTGTTGTTGTTTGTGGCGCAAGAAAGTCCCCGGCCCGTGGAGGCGCCGGGGGAATCACTCAACCAAGGAGGAGATGCGTGCCCGAAACTGGTCGCGGGGGGTGAACCCGCGGCACCGCCTCGGAGCCGGGCGGCCTGTTGGGGGTCGATGCCCGATCGGCCCAGGACGGAGGGGTCGGACGGGAGTTGCATGCAACCCGTGACCGAGCATCGACGGAAAGGGCGGAGCCCGCCGTCACGCCGCCGGGTTGGGGCGCGGCTCCCACCCCTCGGCACGATGGCGGTCTCCAGAGAACTCACGCCGCGCGCTCCCTCACCTCCGGCGGCAGGCCGTCGTCGGGGTTGGGGTAGAGGTCGGGCCGCAGTTCGTGCGGTGTCACGCGCCAGCCCGTGGCAGCGGCTATCTCGATCGCGCGCGTCGGCGGGATGTCGCGGATGCCGACGGTCAGCTGGTAGAGGTACGTGCCGGCGATGCCGAGCCGCTTCGCGAACGCCGTCTTGCCGCCAGGCGGCAGGGCGTCGAGGTAGGTGCGCAGGTTCATGCCACAGAAAGTAGCAAACTGCTACCCGACTCGCAATAGCATTCTGCGCCTCGGTAGCGCCCTAGCAAATTGCTACGGTGCGCATATGGCAACCATGCGTGAAATTCGGCGGGCAAACCTCTGCCGGCTCCTGGAGTCCTGGCCTACCCAGAAGGTGTTCGCCGAGGCCAACGGGCTTGCTGCTGGGCATGTCAGCCAGATGGTCAATGGCACTCGGGAGGTGGGCGAGAACGTCGCCAGGCGCATCGAGTCCTCGCGCGGCCTGCCGACCGGCTGGATGGACACCCCGCACGACGAGCCCTCCTCCCCCACCGCGCGCCTGGTAGGAAAGATCTACTCCGCCCCGGGGGTGGGGATAGACAGCCGCATCGCTGACTTGCTGACCCGAGCTAGCCCGAAATCCCAGGGCGCACTTGAACGCATCGCTCAGGCCGCGGCAGCGGGGAAGCTGACTGAGGCTGATCTCGAGCTGCTGGAGCAGATCGCGAAACGGTTCGAGGCGAAGTGACGATGGACGACCTGGTGCTCGGGCGGGTGCTGCTGCGCACGCCGCTGGCGGCGGACGTGAAGGGCATCAACCTGACCTGGTCCGGCATCGTCGGTACCGCCTCTGGGCCGCTCGGCGCGTTCCTCAAGGCCCTGCCGCCCCGCGAGCTGATGGTCGAGTGTCTCTGCGCGCTGCTCGGGCGCACCGTCGGCCTGCCGATACCGCGGCCGATCGTTGCCGCGGATGACGAGCTCGGCATCCTGTTCGGAGCGGAGCGGGTTTCCCACCCGGACCTGCGCCACACCACGCTGCCATCAGTGGTCTGGGAAGAGCACCTCGCCAATTGGAAGACACTGCCCAGGGCCTCGGCTTTCGACGGCTGGATCGCCAACAGCGACCGCCATTGGGGCAATCTCCTGACTGACGGCACCGGCGAGTTCTGGCTGATCGACCATGGTCTCGCCCTGCCGCCAGGGCTCGCCCCGGATGCCGCAATGCAGAACCTGCTTCTACAGGTCCTGAGGGCCGCCGCGACCGACGATCTCAAGCGGCGGCGCGCGCTGAATGGACTGAGCACCGCGGTGGAGTCGTTCGACTCGGGTACCGTCACCGCGTGCGCTGCGCAGCTGCCGAACTGTCCGCCGGAACTGCTCGCGTTCCTCGAAGGGCGCTATCCTCATCTCTGGTGCCTGCTGCGCACGGAGATGACCGGCAACCATGAACTTCCCGGCTTTTGATTTCCCGCCAGGGCCTGGCCACGAGTTCCGCGGCGCGCCGGTGTACCTCGAGCCCATGATGGGCAGCGGCGAGCGACTCGCCATTGCCGCCGCGGTCACCGGCCAGTCGATGTATGCCGTCGAAGGGCTGGTCAGGCCTGAGACCGCGGAGTGCCTCTACGGTGCCAAGGCGCCGGCCTTCCTCGGCCTCGTCGAGGCAATCACCCGATCGCTGCATGATCACATCGAGCACAACCGCGCGTTGTCGGAGTGGGCTCCGCCTATGACGGGTGTCGCGATCGGCGAGGTCCGCTCGATTCGCGCCCACAATGCTACGCAGGCCCTGGCCGCGGTCGCCCAGCTGCACGCGAGCCTGTGCTACCTGCCCGCGCTCGCCAGCGCCGAGGACGAGCCGACCGAAAGCCGCACTGACACGACGCTGACGGCCTGGACGCGCGACGTGCAGGAGCGCACGGCCTCGCGGTTGCCGGCGGGGGCGCTGGAGTTCAACGTGCGGGTACCGGTCGCTCCGGGCGACATCGTGGTCGTCCCGCTCGTCCGCCAGCGGCGGGCGACGTTCATCGGGCTGATCAGTCCCGTCCAGCTCACCCAGCGGGTGCGCGACGCCAAGTACAAGCTGTGGAACCTGCACCTGCTGGCGCAGCGGTACGACCAGCGTGAGCTGCTGCTTGGTGTGCCGAGTCCGGAGGCGCCTGACCTCTCGGACCAGAAGACGCGCGAGCGCGTGTTCGGCAGCATCGCGGCGCTGAAGGCCGAGGCGGGCCAGAGTGACATCCTGATCCATACCGCCGAGACGGCCGACCAAGCGGCGGAGTTGCTGGCGGCTTGATTGGAGGCCTTTATGAAGCGGTTCGTTGCGCTGCTATTAACGACGGTCCTCGCGGGCGGGGCTGCTGGTTACCCATTAGTTGTGCCGTCCGACGCCAAAGCCTCCTTTGACGTGCTGGAAAAGGGCGCGCTCGGTGAGTGGAGAACGATCATCACGAAACGAACCGGGCCAAGCGGTACGACCTACTCGCAACGCGCCTACGACTGTCGCGGCAGCACTAGCTGCGCTCCATTACCTCATCCGCCTTGCGCGGCGTCCGCCAGCACCTTGGTGGCCCACTGGTTCAGGCTCTTGCCCGAGGCCTGGGCCGCCACCAGCGCGGCGCTGTGGACTTCCGGCGGCACGCGCAGCATCAGCTTGCCGCTCGCCGGCTTCTGTGGCGACCGCCCGGTGGCAGCGCAGTCTGCCAGGTAGAACTCGATGGCGTTGTGGAAGTCGGCCGTCAGCGCCGCGACGGTGTCGCCCTCGAAGGTGATGCCGTCGTCCACGCCGAGCACCTTCCCCCAGAACGTGTTGTCGCGGTCGTCGAATTCGACGCGGGCGGTATAGCCCTTGTAGGTCAGGGTGTTCATGGCGTCACTCCGTTCGCCTCGAGCCAGAGGCGGATTTCCTCGATCTGGTATTTCTTCGCCTCTTTGCCGGGATGCGGCCGGTGGGCGTGGTGAACCGAGTCGCCGAGCTGCAGGGCGACTCGCGACCCGGCGCCTTCGCGTACCGCTCCGCCCAACGCCACGACCAGCGCTTCGATGTCCGAGAACTTCAGCGAGCCGACCGTCGGGCGGGCGAAGAGGGTTTCGAGCGTCTTGCGGTGCCGGCGGTTCACGGGGCTAACGATAGCGGATTCTGCTATCGCTTGCAAGCATAAACAGCTAGCACTTTGTCAACTTCGCGGCGCGGCTTTGTCAACTTCGCCGGCGGTTTTGGAAAGGCGGCGCGCGGCTGGAGCGGGGCTCAGGGCAGCGCCAGTTGCTGCGGCGCCAGCGGTGACAGGATCTCCAGGACTTCGAGCACGGTCTCGATGCTGCCGATCGCCTCGCCGTCATAGCCGTACCGCACCTCGGTGCGCACTCGGCAGCGCAGGGCGTCGCCGGGCCGCACGTCTAGCTCCCGCCGGCGGAACCGCTGCAGCCACTCGCCGTGCTCGATGCGGGCGTGCACGATGCGGCCCTCGTGCCGAAACTCCCACTGCGAGTCCCCCAGATAGTCGGGCTTCTTGACCTTGAGGATCTTGGTCGTCTCGTTGGCGATGGTTTCCTGGGTCAGCAGCTCGTCGATCCGCTCGGGGACGATCGAAAACGCCACGTTGAAGGGCACGGCATCGGCCTCCCGGGTGAAGAAGTCCGCACGATCGCCGGACCGCAGGTGACTGAGCGCGGCGTTGATGCGCGCGATCTGTGCGAGCAGCCAGCGCAGATCCGGCGGCGCGTAGGCGGGGATGTGGCGGACGTCGGTGTCCTCGGCGAGCTGCGCCAGGTCGGCCCCGAGCTGCAGCACCTCGGCCCGGTCCGTCACCTCGCTGCGCCGCCCGGTCCAGTCGATGACGGCCCGCTTCGCGCGGACCAGGTATTCGCCGACGCCCTTCTTCCAGTTCAGGTCCTTGAGCGCGTCGTCCGGCACGGCCTGCAGCACGGTGCGCAGCCACACCCGCAGCGAGCCGACCTCGATGTCCTCGAGCAGCAGCACGGGCTCGATGGACACGTCCACGCTCTTGGTCAGGACGGCGTCGAGGCCCTGGCAGGCGTTGATCAGGCCGATCAGCGCATGAAACACCCGCGCGGGGCTTTCCGTACCCGGTTCAAAACCAATGGCGAGGCAGAAATCGGCCGCGGCGGGTGGCATGCCGACAGCTTAGCAACCCCGAGGGTAGGTGCTCCGCACCGCTGGTGCCGCTCGCGCGGCCTTGGATCAGGGACCAGCGGGGGGCGGTCTCAACCAGGTTCGACGGGGAGGCGAATCTGCCGGGCCGCCTGGCGGTGCTCGAGCACCTCGGTGACCTCGTAGTCGGTGCGCACCCCGACGGGCGTCTGCCACTGGCGGACCCGCACCATGCACATCAGCGAATCGCCCTTGGCGAACCGCTCGACGTTCTGGTCGACCCGCTGAATGAAACCGGCATCCGTGATGGTGGCGTAGATCGTGGCGGACCCATCGTAGAGCCGCCACTTGTTGTCCTCGCGGAAGGCGAGCGAGACGATCGAAAACGCCATCCGGCGGACATCGTCGAGGATCAGCTCGTCTTCGACGGCCGGCGGGTAAAACCACGCCCGCTCGGCCGCACCGACAGTCTCGACGATCTGCGCATCCGTGCCGCTCGCGAAGGTGTCCACGCCCTCCAGGTCGAGCGGCGCGAGCAGCTTGTCCAGGGCCTCGCGCACGGCCAGGTCCCGCAGCAGCGCGAGTACCTGCAGCTCGATGTCGAGCGCGTCACCTTCGACGACGAGCCGCGCCCGGCCCGGCGACAGCTCGACCTTCTCTATCCGCCGGCCACGCAGCCACTTGAGCGCCGCGACGAGCCCCTTGCGCCCTTGCCAGGTCACCAGCCCGAGAGCGCCGAGGATCTCCAGCGCGTTCGCCATGGCCGAGGCCGTCTCAGTCGCGAACAGGTCTCGAACCTTGAGCAGCCAATCCGTGGCCAGAGCGAAGTCGATGCCGAACGAGCCCGTCCTGAAGCTGCCGCGGACGTTGATCTGCGGCTTCGCCCGCTCGCCGCTCAGGACCCGCGTGGCGGCTTCCAGCAGGTCGCCAACAGCCAGCAGCGCCGGCGCCAGCTCGCGGACGTCCATTTCATGGTTGGCGAGCGCCGGCCCGTCGTAGGTGATGCGAAACGGGGTCATGCAGTCATTGTAGTGCTTGACGTACGCCCCACCCCAATCCGCTCCAGCCCTCCGTCCCCCCGCCGCGCACCCACCCCGCCGCGAAAAGTAGCTTTATGCTATTGACTGACGAATAGCAGGCTGCTACTTTCCTCCCATGCCGCCCACCCGGGCGGTTCGAGCCGGAGGGAGCCATGACCGAGCTGTTTCGCGCCGAGATCGCCACCGGGCTGGGCCTCGTCCTGGCCGGGCTGTCCGACGCCATCGCGGACTTCCTGATCCACCTGGTCGGGGGCTGACATGGCCATCGTCTGGACTGACAACCTCATCGACATCCGCCGCCGCCTCGCCGTGGCCTCCGTCGTCACCACCCGGGCGCGCCAGTGCGGGCTGCACGACCGCGCCGTCGCCGAGGTGCGCCGCTACGCCCTCGGCAAGCTCAAGGCCGGCGACACCGCGCACCGCGCCATCAAGGCCGGCAAGGTCTACGCCGCCGTCCGCGCCGGGATGGTCCGCTGGCCGCCCCAGGGGGCCGCGTGACGCGCGTCAAGAAAGGCCGGCGGCGGGACGGCGCGCCCCGGATGCACCGCTACCGCGTCGTCGCGTGGTGGCCGAAGCAGGCCGGGTTCGACATCACGGTCGACGCCGACTCGAAGCCGATGGCACGCCGCGCCGCGGAGCACGCCGCCGCGCTGTGCGGCTGGGAGATCAGCCGACCCAACCGGATCGACATCACCAAGGTGGCCGCCAATGACGGACGGCCGAGGAGACGAGCATGAGCGCTACACAACCCGTCCCGGGCCTCGAGGTCGACTTCGAGCCGGATACCGAGGACCTCACCGCGCTGCCGGTCGACGCCGACGGCGAGTACGAGCCCTCGCCCTACCTGCAGGCCGTCGCCCAGCGCGTGCACCGCGTCATCGAGTCGGCCTGGTGGGACCAGCCGCTCTCGGTGCGCGACATCGCCGCGATCCTGTCCGAGGGCCTGTACCAGATGCACCGCGACATCCGCGCCGGCCAGAAGGTCGACATCGAGTACCTGGGCGCCTTCGAGCGGATCGGCATGGGCCAGCCCTGGGTGATCTACCGCGCGGCGGCCGAGCTGCTGAAGGAGGCGAAGTGAGCGCCGCCGACGTGACGATCTACAAGGAGCTGCCGCTGCGCGTCGAGTTCGACTACCAGCCGGCCGAGCCGCCCGAGCGCGGCCCCGAGGCGCAGTACCCAGGCTGCGCGGAGTCGGTTGACGTGACCCGCGTGCTGCTCGGCGACATCGACGTCACGGCCACGCTGACCGCGGAGGAGATCGAGGAGATCGTCAGCGAGATCCTCGGGCAGCAGGCCGAGCCCGACGTCCCGGATATGGACAACAGCTGGCAGATGCGCCGGGAGGCGTGGTGATGAACCGCATGGTCTACCGCGTGCGCATCGTCCTGCGGGACGACGCGGGCACGATCATCGAAGCACATCCCATCGCCGACAGCGCGCCGCAGGCACGGATTGCCGCCCTGCGCGCAATCGTCGATCTCGGCATCGGCGACGGCGTGCAGATTCGCCGGATCGAGATCGTGCCGACACTGCCCGCGAGGCTAGCCGCGTGAACGACTTTCACACCATCCGCCGCACTGGGATCGGCGGCAGCGATGCCGGCGCCATCCTCGGCTTGTCACCCTACAAGACGCCGCTGGATGTGTACCTTGAGAAGGTCGGCGAGGCCGACTCGACCGAGGACACCGCGGCGACGTACTGGGGCCGCAAGTTGGAGGACCTGGTGGCCGAGGAGTACAGCGTGCGCACCGGCCGCAAGGTCGAGCGGTGCAACGACACGCTGCGCCACCCGGATGTGGCCTACCTGATCGGCCACGTCGATCGGCTGGTGTGGGATGGCGGCCGGCCGCGGGTGCGCGGCCAGATCCGCACGCGCCGGATCCTGGAGTGCAAGACCGCCGGCGCGCACATGGCCGACCAGTGGGGACCCGAGGGCACGGACCAAATCCCGGAGGCCTACATCGCGCAGGTCCAGCACTACCTGTGCGTGACCGGCTGCGAAGTCGCCGACGTGGCGGTCCTGATCGGCGGCCGGGACTTTCGGGTGTACGAGATCCCGCGCGACGACGAACTGATCCAGTCCATGCGGTTTGCACTGGCCGAGTTCTGGGGCCACGTCGAGAAGCGCCAGCCGCCCGAGCCAACCACCCTGGCCGACATCGCCAAGCGGTGGCCGCGGGATACCGGCGGCCAGGTCATGGCGGACCCGGTCACGGTCGGCGCCGTGCAGGCGCTGCGCGAGATGAAGGCGCAGCACAAGGCCCTGGAGGCCGACATCGATGCGCTCGAGGCGGCCGTCAAGAAGGTCCTGACGGACCGCGCCACGCTGCTCGGTCCAGATGGTTACCCGCTGGCTACCTGGAAGACCCAAACCGCGAAGCGACTGGATCAGGCCCGGCTGAAGGCCGAGCACGCTGACCTGGTCGCGCAGTACACCACCGAATCCACGACGCGGGTGTTCCGGCTCGCGTCCCAGAAGGCACTCAAGGAGGCCGCATGACTACCGCACTCGCTACCCTCACCGGCAAGTTAGCCCAGCGTTTCGACATGGGCGACGGCCGCGAGCTGATCGACACGCTCAAGGCCACCGCGTTCAAGGGCCAGGTGTCCGACGCGCAGATGACGGCGCTGCTCGTCGTCGCCAGCCAGTTCGGGCTCAACCCCTGGACCAAGGAGATCTATGCCTTCCCCGACAAGAACGGCATCGTCCCGGTGGTCGGCGTCGACGGCTGGACCCGGATCATCAACAACCACGAGGCGTTCGACGGCATGGAGTTCGAGCAGGATGCCGAGTCCTGCACGTGCAAGATCTACCGCAAGGACCGCGGCCACCCGACGGTGGTGACTGAATACATGACCGAGTGCCGGCGCGACACCGGGCCGTGGAAGTCCCACCCGCGGCGGATGCTGCGCCACAAGGCCATGATCCAGGCGGCGCGCCTGGCGTTCGGCTACGGCGGCATCTACGACCAGGACGAGGCCGAGCGGATCCGCGACATGGGCGAGGCCGAGCGCGTGGACGCGGCGCCTGAACCGGCCAAGGCCGGCGTGAAGGCGCTGAAGGCCAAGGTGCAGGCCAAGCAGAAGGGTCAGACGCTCGCGGCCGTCAGCGAGGCCATCAAGGCCGCGCAGACCGAGGCCGACCTGGCGGCGGTGGCCGATCTCGCCGGCCAGTTGCCAGAGGACGATCGCCGGTCCGCGCGCGAGCACTGGCTGTTCCGCCAGCGCCAGATCCGCGAGGCGGCGCAGACCGTGGACGTGGACACACAGACCGGCGAGATCCTGGACGCCAGGCAGGACGCCGAGCTGCGCCAGGTCGAGGACAAGCAGGTTGTCGAGGACTTCTGGCAGGACGAAGGGGCCGCGGCATGACCGACTACCACTACAGCACGGAGTCCAAGGTCACCAAGGCCCAGGAGCGCGTGATCGGCAAGTTCTGCACGCGGTGCCGCAGGCACAAGGCCGCGGCCGGCGGCGAGACGATCAAGGCCGGCAGCAACCAGACGCGCTGGGTGTGCGCGCCGTGCGCGAAGATCGTCAGGGAGCACAAGCGATGGGCGGCGAAGTGATCGAACCCCGCCCCTGCCCGTTCTGCTGGGCGCTCGGGAAAGACCTCGAGCTTTCGGAGATCTCGCCGGGCACCTGGGCCGTGGCCTGTACCGAGTGCGGCGCGCAGGGGCCGAGCAACCACCTGGCCGAGGACGAGTCTGTCGCCTGGCCGAACGCGACAATGAATCAGGCGGTCGCAGAATGGAACCGGCGGGCATGACAGACGATACCCGGATGACAGTTGACGCCGGCCGCGCAACAGCAGATATCACGGCGTTGCGCCGCTGGGTACGAGAGCAGGAGGACGAGATCGCGCGTCTAAAGGCCGATGTGACGCACTACCGCCGCATCGCGGAGACGCGGCACTTCGAGGACGCGCAGCACGATGCGATCAACGCCAAGGCGCAGGCGTACTTTGCGGCGCTCGCCGCCCTGGTCGAGCACCTGCACCCCGGCCAATCGCTGACGGACATGGAACGCTGGGATGCGCCGTGGCCGCAGGTGGTGGAGGCGCTGGGCAATGTTCCTGACGCCTGACGACCTGCGAGACCTCACCGGACTGCGGCGCGCCTCGGCGCAGATCCGTTGGTTGTCCGCGCAGGGGTTGCGGTTCGTGCTCGGCGCCGACGGCAGGCCGCGCGTGCTGCGCGCGGAGGTCGAGGGTAGGCTGCTGTCCAAGCGGCCGGCACGGGAGCCACGGCTGCGCGTGGGGGCACTGTGACGCCAGTCCGCCTCAAGCACATGCACTACCGCCACGGCGCGTACTACTACGTCAGGCGCGTCGGCGGCAAAGTCGTGTGGAAGCGCCTGAGCGCGGACCTGTCCGAAGCCGTGCGCCTGTGGCAGCAGATCGAAGGCGAGGCGTCGAAGCCGCTGACCCGGACGGTGGCGGCGGCCATCGACCGCTACCTGCTGGCCAAGGCGGACAAGCTCGCCGAGTCCACCGTCGAAGCCTACGGCAAGCACCGCAAGCGGCTGGAAGCGGCCTTCGCCGAGTTCGGCGACGTTTCCCAGATCAAGGCCACGCACGTCTATGAGTACCTGGACGCGCGCTCGGCCAAGGCATCCGGCCGGCAGGAGATCAAGTTGCTGTCCGCCGCGCTCGGCTACGTTCACAGACTCGGGTGGATCACCGTCAACCCCTGCCGCGGCGTCGAGCTACCAGCGGTCAAGGCTCGCCGCCGGGCGTTGTCGGACGGCGAGCTGGCGGCGCTGCGCGAGGCGGCGAATCCGAAGATGAGGTGCCTGATCGACCTAGCCTTGCTCACGGCCATGCGGCAGGGGGACCTGCTGCGGCTGCGCCTATCGGACCTGACGGACGACGGCATCCAGGTGGAGCACGGCAAGACCGGCGCCAGGGTGCTGTACCAGTGGTCAGACGCGCTGCGTGAGGCCGTAGGCCGCGCCAAGCGGCTTCGCAGGCGGGTGGGCTCGGTCTACCTATTCGCGGACGACCGCGGTGCGCCTGTGAAGTCTGGCGCGGTCCAGACGGCGTGGATCAGGCTGTGCCGCCGGGTCGGCGTGCAGGACGCGCACTTCCACGATCTGCGCGGCACGACCTTGACCCTGGCCAAGGAGAAGGCGGGCATCGACTACGCCCAGCAACTCGCGGGCCACGCCTCGGCGACCATGACCGAAGCCTATGTGGCGCGCAGGCAAGTGACGAAGGTGAGGCCGATCCGGTAGGCGTGGGAATTTTCTTCTCTGGTTGCTTGACACAGTAGCGTTAGCGTGTATACTTACCCTCAAGAGAAGCGAACACCAACCCACCGGAGAGCAGAGATGACGATCAACGAGCAGAGAGTTCTTGAGGCACTTAGGGCGCAGTCAGAGTGGGAAGATAAAGGCTGGGGCTGCGTATACCTGGACAACGCCAAAGACTGTGTGTCCGACCTTTCTAGAAGGCAGTTCGCCGGATACCTTTCGGCGCTTGAGGCAAAGGAACTTTACCGCACAGGAGACGAGTGCTTCGGGTACGTCAAAACGAACTAACAGAAACCAGGCGCCAAGGACGGCGCCAACCAGGAGAGCAGACATGATGAACAGACAGATCAGCGCCGACCAGCTCGCAGTGCGGTACCTGCTGAATGGCGACCAGAACGGGCTCCGCCGGCTGAATGCCGAGATCCGCAGACAGATCGGTGAGGAATGCCCTAACTGCGGCGGGCGGTCCATCGAAAGCAACGGCTGCAACGGCTGCGACGCCGGCTACCTCTGCACGGACTGCGGCCACCAGTGGGAAGCCTAGCCATGAACCCGGCGCCAAGGACGGCGCCACAGCAAGCGGGTGAAATATGACAAGCCCTGGCGCCGCCCTTTCCGCCATGCGCCGCACGACTCGGCACGTCTGCCCCGTCTGCGGCGCTTCCTTTGAGGCGCTGCGGACGGCGGTGTACTGCAGCAACCGCTGCAGGCAGGCGGCGAAGTACGCGCGCGTTAGACAGTCTAACAAAACGGCCACCTAACCCATTGAGCGGTAACGGTGTCGGGTTTTCCAGTAGTGCTGACGACGACAGCATCGCAAGCGACTGACGGCTCACGGTAATCGCCGAGCGCCAGCGTCTAACGGTTGCCTGAACTGAGCCGCGCGAAACAGCAGAAAAACTGCGATTTGCGCGGCGTGTTAGACCCACACGTCGCCATCGAGCGCGTCTGGGTCGCCGATGTTCACCACGCGGTAGCTGTACGCGCGGGTCTTGGGGTTCCACGCGAAGCGCGGGAAGTCCTCGCGGCCCAGTGGCTCGTCGAGATACGACGGGGCGCCGAGGATCTCCTGGAAAAAGTTGAAGGCGACGACCCCGTCGGGCGTCACAGTGGCATCCCGTTGCTGGAAGCGATTGAAACCTATTATCCCAAAAATACCTTTGTACCCGCCGATGATTTCTATGCCGATGCCGCCGCTCTGCGGTCCCGTGCGATAATTGCGGATCGATAGACCATTGACTGCGTGTTGATTATAGTCGCCCTCGCTCGAGGTTATGTTGTCCTCCCCGTCGCTCATCGGCAGGAATTCAGCGAGCGGCCCATCCGGAACCCTTAGCGCCATTCCGCCAGCGCCGTCGCGCGACGTGTAGTAACTGTCGCTTTCGTAGCAACTGCCGTCGTTGAGGGTGAGCGCCACGATACCCATCCCCGTGCCCAATGGGATGCCGTATTGCGAGGTATGAATCGTGCCGCCCCATGTCTTACCGTTGAACTCGAGCTGCCAGTCGGTGTCGCGGGCGATTGCCTGGCCGTAGTTGGCGCCGGCCCAATAGTCGGTCTGCGTTTCGGCGCGTAGTTGATCGGTCGTCCTCACGGCGCCGTCTGACTTGATGACCCACTCAACGGTCTGCAGGCTGGTCGAATTGCCGAGTTTTGTGCCCAGCGCGCAGCTACCGCCGGTTGGATTAAAGTCGATGGTAAGCGCCGCCGTGACCGACAGCGTGTGGCGGCGCAGCGTCCACCCGTCGTAGTAGACGCACCAGAGGTAGTCCTCGATTTTGCTGTCCATGGTCAGTCTGCCAACCCGTGCGGTGATGGGCGTGCCGGGCGGGCAGATCGGGACGATAGGTGGGATGTATTCGGCAAGCGTCCGAACGCCCATCGTCACGGTGCGGTCGTGCAGCAGGCTCAGGCTGATGCGCGGCTCGCCCTGCGCGTCCTCTGACATCGTGGCCAGCAGCCAGCCGACGGCGTAGGGGTTGCCAAAACACTGGATGCCGGCATTTTGATCCCATGAGCCCGGCACGATACCGCGCTTAATGCTCACCATGAGCACGCAGGACCGACCGTCCGGCGTCCACGAAAACGGGACGATGACGCCTTCGCTTTCCTCCGACCAGTGGTGGACTGGCAGATGCGGCGACCCCTGCCCCCAGTCGGCGAGTCCTATCGTGCGCGCGTAGACCTCTGGCGGCAGCGCCTTCAGGTGATCGCCGAACGCACCGAAGCGGCGAATGGTGACATCCAGCGACAGCGGCTTGGTGAAGTCGTGAAACACCTGGGTGCCGTCCGGCAGCTTGACCCACCAGACTTTCCCCGACGGCCCCTTGTACAGCCAGCCCCACTTCGTCAGCGACTGGCGATCAAGGCCGACAGCAGCGAAGTCCTGGCCTGCCACCAGCAGATAGCCGGCGGCGCCCTGCTCCTGCTGCAGCCGCGATCCCTGCGAAAACCCGGCGATGGGGTCAGTAAGGCCGGTGTAAATCTCGCCGTTCGGCAGTTCGCCGCCGCGGGTCAGGCCGTGGTTCTTGATCTTGAACTCTTTGACCAGCGCGCCGGGCGGCAGCTCGGGGAACAGCGGTGTGACGATCACGGCGGTGTCGGTGTCACGTCGTCAAAGCCGAACACCACGATCTCGCCGTTGGCGTCGCGCATGGTGATGGTCTTGAGCGGCAGGTAGACGAGCTGAAACATCCCGTCTGTCGAGTCGATCGTGCGCTCGGCGTAGTAGGTGCGCAGACCACTGATCTCGGACAACGGCGAGGCGATGCCGGATCTTGCCGAGCCGGGCTTGCCACGTCCCGCCTTGCTCTTGAGGGCGCTGCGCTGTTTGACCGCCGGTAGCCGCTTGGTGCCGCGCGCCAGCCGTTGCGCCGTGCCGCTGACCAGGCGGCGCGTCGTCGTCACGGCTGCGGCACCTCGTCGACGTCGTCGATGAAGAGGCCAAGCGTCGAGTCTGACGCGACGCCGCTGAGGGCGTTGGTCGTGCGGATCCACACCTCGACCGCGTTGGCCGAGCCGCTGAGGATCTCGGTCCCGAGCGACAGCGGATCGCCGGCAACGGCCGAGCTTAGCGCTGACTGCGAAAGCGCTAACTTGACGGCAGTCGCCGCCGGCGCGGCGCCCAAGTTGCTGTCCGTGATCTCGACTTCAATGTCGTCGACGCCCGGGTTGGTCGCACGCTGCAGCTTGGTGCCAGTTGCCGCCGAGCCGAAATAGAGGCGCGTGTCCTGATCCGCGCTCGCCACGCTCGCCAGCTTGCTGTGCAGGATCGAGCCAACCAGCGGGGCCGTCAGCCCCGAGTCGGTGAAGAAGCCGAAGGAGATCGTCATGGGTCAGGCCCTCAAGGTGCGATGAGTGTCAGCGTGTCGTCTGGGATGTCGACCGTGTACGTGGTCGTCCCGGCGTCGACGTCGGTGGTGGTGAAGTCGTCAGCGATCTCCGGCGGCGGGAAGGCGAAGGCATAGGAGTAGACGTTGACGCTCGGGTTGGTCGGATTGGCCGACCAGTTGGGCACCGCCGTCGGATCGTAGGTGTAGTTGGTGACGAGCCCGCCCCAGGTGGGATCCTCTGGCGGCGAGTAGGTGCGCCCCCCGATGTGCAGGCCGAGTGTCACGACCCGGTCGACCCGCGGCTCGGTGGGGTCGGCCGGCTGTGGCACGGCGGCTGGCGGCGTCGTGGCCACCAGCCCGCTGCCGTTGCGCCGGCTGATCGCCAGCTCGACGGTCGTGATCGCCTCGCCGCTGTCCAGCGACAGGCGGTCGCGCAGCGCGCGGACCTTGCCCTGGCAAACGAGGGTAGGCAGCGTCAGGCTCAGCGTGTGCCGCAGCGACAGCCCGGGCTGGTAGGGCATGTCCCAGGTCACGGTGGTGCCGCGGTGGGCGCGCAGGATCTCGCCCTGCGCTGCCGCGACCACGCAGGTCATGGCCTCTTCGACTGCGGCCCGGCCCGCCGTCGCGTCATCGTACACGTCAGCGATCCAGTCCCCTTCTGGGCTCGAGCGCCCGCCACTGACCGGCGACAGGTCGGACGACTGCTCCCACGCGGTGTCGGGCTCGGCCGTCGACTCGATGCCATATTCCTCGTCCTGCTCGACCTCGCCGATGGCGGCGAGCGACTGCGGCGCCTCGACCAGCAGGGTGTAGGTCTCGGTGACGGTCTGGTGCCAGCGCTTGGTGGCACGCCACGAGGCGCCGATGCACAGCGTGGCCGCCACCGCCGGCGCGGTGTTCCAGGCGAGCCCGGTCATCAGCGAGCCGGCCGAGCGATTGCCGCACCAGTAGTAGCCGTTGGGCCAGAGCGGCACGTAGTTGATGGCGCCATCGAGCTGCCAGCCGCCGGACGTGGCGGCGCCCTCGACCATCGACCGCTGGCAAAGCTGATAGCTGTCCTGCAGGTAGGCGCAGACGTCCTGCGGTCGCCACACCACGTCGATCCAGCGCTGGCGCTGGCGCAGGTAGCGGAAGTCGAGCGCGCAGCGGATGCGGTTGACCATGTCGCCGCGCTGCGCGTAGCTGACCTGCGCGCCGTCCGACAGGATGTCGCTCGCGCCGAGCGCGAGGTCCGCCGTCGCCTTGGCCTGCAGGTCTGTGACGCGCAGGATCCGCTGCTCGTCGTGCCACAGCGCTTGTGTGGTCGTCGACAGCCGCTGCTGCGCGTGGGTCCAGCCGGTGGAGTCGGCCTCCGACCAGACGTGCGGCGACCAGCGCCCGCCGATCAGCCGCTCGATGTCGGCCTTGGTCATGGCGTTGCACGCGTCCTGCAGCGCCGTGGTGCAGGACAGCCGCACGCCGGCGAGATCGGTGTCCCACGCCGCGTCGGCGACGATGCCGGTGAACCGCAGGCGCGCGTAGCTGACGACACCGCCGACGATCTGCGCCCAGCTGATGGTGACGGCCTGGCCAACGTGCAGCAGCGGGTCGACGGCGCCCGCGAGCGGGAGATAGGACAGCTCGGCGATGGCGGAGGCATCCTCCTCGCGCTCGATGGTGATCTCGCCGTACAGGCGAGCGCTGAGATCGACGCCGCCGACGACCACGACCGGCTGCCAGAGCACGCTGTCGGCCGCGGCGGCGGCTATCACGGACCCCAGCAGGGTGATGCCGAGGCTGATCGGCCCCGTCTCGCGGCTGACCAGCAGGATTGGCATGGCGACGGCATTGGCGACGCTGCGCAGCTCGATGGCGGCGCCGATGCTGCCGGTGGCGCGTGACGTCAGCCGGATTGGCCACCCGAGCGAGGCCGACGCCATGGCCGACGCGAGAACAATTTGCAGGCCAGGCCCGTTGCGCAGCGTGATGCCGACGCTGACGGTGTCCGCGACGCTGACCAGATCGATAGCGACCGATATCGGCCCGGACCACCGCGACAGCAGCGCAATCCCAACCGTGATCCGCCCAGCAGACGACGCCGACGCCCCATACGGCGCCGTCCCGTACGCGCTGCTACCGTACGGGGTCATCTACCGTCCCAGTGCTCCACCATCAGCCAGGCGTCGAGATCCACCGCGTCGCCGCTGTCCTGGTACGCAATCAGCCGCACCCGGTCGAGCACGACCATCGGCATGGTCAGCGAGACGAGGACCGGGCCGGCGACATTCGGGTCGATGACCTGCTCGTTGATGAGCGAGATCGGCGGCACGTTGTAGTACGACTGCTGCAGGACCAGGCGCATCGTGCACTGTGCGGTCGGCCCCATCCACTGAGCCAGCAGGCTGACACGGCCGAAGCCACCGTAGAGCCCATCGGTCGCCAGGTACTTGCCGGTGCTGTTCCAGGGGATGCCGGTGTTGGCGATGACGGTATCGAAGTCGACATAGGTGTTAGCGTCATCCGGCACCGAGAAGCCTGACACGGCGAGGATTGCTCCTCTGAACGGCGGATTGTCCGGCACCGGGCCGACAGTCAGCACGACCGCGTCCTGATCGGTCAGGCTGTAGCCGGTGCTCGCCATGACCGGCGAGCCGCCGGCGAGCTCGACGGTGTCCGGCGTGCCGGCGCGCAGAAAGCCGACCTCGACCGCCCACTCGTTGCCGAGCTGCACCCAGACCTGGACCGGATCATCGGCCGTGTAGGCGTCGGACACCGTGTCAAAGCCGGTGTAGCTGCTACCAAGCTCGAAGCTGTTGGTCGCGCTGTCGTAGACGGCGTCCTGCTTGACGCGGGGCCGGTGCGCGAACAGTTTCATTCAGACCTCCTCTGCAGTGAGATCCCAGCCGAACAACGTCCCATCGGCCTCGCGACTCTCGGTCGGCGGCGAAGCGAAGCACGTCAGCTTTGGGAAATAGACGACCTGGTACTGAGTGGCACCGGACACGGCGCCAAGCGTGGCGACGTTGGCGGCGATGGCGCACGAGGTCGGCACCCAGGTTCTGCCGACCAGCGCCCGGCCGTAGGGCAGCGACCCGCTGTCCGTGCGGCGCCCTGCGGGTAGCGTGAACACCAGAGCCGTCCCGGCCCCGCTGATCGCTCGATGGGCGATGCACTCGATGGTGACGGCCGCAGTCCAGTCGATGCCCTGAAGGCCCGCCGGAATCGCACCTCGGCCGCTCAACGTGGTCCGCAGCTTGCCTGCCCAGGCCGTGCGCTGGATTAGCGCCCCGCTGGCCAGACGCAGCCGCGCCACTGCCTCGATGGGCTCGTAGCTCTGGCTGATCTCCAGCCCGGCAAGCTGCGGGATGGTCACCCCGCCGACGATCAGGGCGCGCCCGCTCATCGCCGCCCCCGCTTCAGCACCTCGCGGCGCAGCTCGGCGACGAGCGCCCGACCTACGTCAGGTGCCGTCGTCGCCGCGTAGGACTGACCGCCGAGGTGGATGTTGACCGGCAGGCCCGCGACAGCCGCCGCTGGCGCGGGGCTCACCAGCGCCGCGGCGCGCTCGACCAGCCCGCCTAGTGCGAACCGCGGCAGCCGGCCGAAGCGGTTGATGTAGTCCATGACGTGCACGCCGACCGAGCGCACGGATGGCGCCTTGACGACGTACTCCTTGCGGCTCAGCCGCGCCAGGATGCTGTCCGAAGTGTCAGTCCCAGGACCGAGCACCAGGCCGCCGGTAGCGTAGCCAGAGGCGGCGCCGAGCGCGCCCTGGGCCGCGTCTGTGCTGGCAGACCCAGCAGCATCGAGATCAGCCTGCGTGAGCACCGGCACGATGATCGGCGTCGACGCGAGCACGGCCTCCATTTCTGCGCGCAGGGCCGCCGCATCCTGGAGGGCCGTTGCGCCATCGAAACCGACAGGGATGGCCGCCAAGGCCGCCGCCTGGTTGCGCAGGTTGTTGATTGCGGTCTCTGCGGCCTCGATGTTGCCTTGCACCACCGAGAGTTCGGCGTCCCCGGCCCCTGCCGCGAGCTGCTGCGCCTGGTCCAGCAGGGTGTTGAGGTACGGCTTGGTCGCCTTGCCCTCTTTTGCCAGCGCCGCGATCTGCTCCCGTGCTGCCTCGGCTAGCGCCGCTGCCCGCTTGTAATCGCCCTCGTCCAACGCCGCCCGCCCTTGGTCGAGCGTCCGCCCCGTCTCCAGCACGGTTCCTTGGATTAGCGGATTGGTCGCCGGTGCATTGATCTCGGTTCGCGTCTCACCAAACCGCGACTCGACGTCGGCGCGCCGCTTTTCCAGATCCTTCAGATCGTCGAGATACGCGCGGCGCAGCGCGAGCGCGGTGTCCAGCTTCGCTTTCAGGTCGGCGTTGAGCTTGGCGCGCACGTCGGCCTGCATCTGCAGGTTGCGCCGCTCGATGTCGAGAAGCCCCTGCGCGTGCTGACGGGCCTGCACGATCTCTGCGCGGGCAAGCCGCAAGCGCTCGCGGGTCGCCTGCGTCGCCTCGCCGAATTGCTCGCTCTCAAGCAGCATCTTCGCCCGCCAGTACTCCTCGGCGCGCTCCAGCGCTTCCTGCTGAGACTTGGCCTCCGACGCTGTCCCTGCGCTGGCAAACCGGCGGTTGGCGAACTGGGCATTGGCCGCCATGGTCTGCCGCTGCGCCTCGGCATAAGCATCCGCGTTCTGGCGCGCCGAACGCATCGCCTCGGTGACCTGCTGCATGGCGTCGACGAGCTTCAGCGTGCCGGCCGTGGCGACGACGAACGGCGCGGCCTGCAGGCCCAGGCTGAAGCCGCGCACACCGAGCGCCGCGGCATCGAACGCCGGCCGCAGCGCCACCAGCGGCTTCAGGATCTTCACCAACCCGGCAGCAAACATGACGCCGCGCAGCGCGATGTAGGCGCCCACCACCCCGAGGACGACGTCGCGGTGCTCGATGAGGCCCTGCGTCAGGGTCTTGAGCACGGCCGCCGCGTCCCCCAGGGCATCGGCGAGGCCGCGCGCCATCTGCTGCAGCTCGCCGGTCTGCGCCATCTCCCGCATCTCGGCGGCCATCTCGCGCAGCAGCTGAGTGAAGGCATCCAGCGCCCCCGACTGAGCGACTTCGTTGCCGAACTCCACCAGGGCGTTCTTCATCCTGGCCAGTTCCGCGTCGAACGTCCGAACCGCCTCTGGCAGGGCCCCGGCTATCGACTTCTGCAGCTCGGCCGCGAACCGTGGCAGAAAGTCCGTCGCCGTGAGCTGGCCCGTCTCGAGCAGCTTGCCAAGCTCCTGGGTAGTGACGCCCATCGCCCGGGCCGCGATCTGGAATGCCCCAGGCAGCCGCTCGCCGAGCTGGCCCCGCAGCTCCTCCGCCGACACCGTGCCCTTGCTCATGATCTGGGAGACCGCGAGCAGGACCCCTTGCGTGTCCTGCGCCGACACCCCCATGACGCGGCTCGCGCCAGCGACGGCCGTGAAGATGTCGCGGGTCGCCTTGCCTTCAAGCGCCGTGCCCTTGGCGGCTGCCGCCAGCTTGGCGAACCCGTCACCCACGATCTGCAACGGCAGGCCGAGCGCCTCACTGGTGGTGCGGATGTACTGCAGGGCTTCGGCGGCGCCGTCGGCCGTCCCCGTCGCGAACCGTAGCGTGGCGCCGAGCCGCTGGAAGTCGCTGCCAACTGCCAGCACGCCGCGCACGGCCGACATCGCCTTGTGCACCAGGTAGGCATCTGCCGCCAGCAGCGCCATGTGACGCCCGACGTCGCGCAGCGCGCCCTTGAGCGACGTTGCCGTCAGTGCCGTCTGCTGCAGCCCGGCACCCAGCGGCCGAACGGCGGCTGCCGCCCGGCTGGACGCGCCGGCGAAGGCGTTCAGCTGCGCTGCCTGCAGCCCCGCCGCCTCGAAGCGAAACGCGCCCTGCGCACGCGCGATCTGCGACGTCAGCCGAGCCTGCTCGGCCCCGAGCCTGGCGGTATCGACTCCGGCCGCGCGCAGGGCCAGCCCAAGACTCGAAACGACGCCGCGCTGCCGGTCGGCCGCCGTCTGGGCCCTCTGCAGCTCCCGGGTCGCCGCCTCGATGTCCCTGCGGTACATCTTGAAGCCGGCATCGCCGCCGGCCGCGGCAGACCGCAGGAAGAAATCCCGCTTGCGCTTGGCTTCGGCAAGGGCGGCATCCAGCTTCTGCAGATCGCGGTTGGCTGCCTCGAAGGCCCCAATCGAGGTGAGCTTCTTCTGCAGGTCAGCCACCAGGGCGCGGTGCGCCTGGGTAACGCGGTTGAGCTCGGCGGTGGCGTCGCTCGCGTCGGCCGTCAGGGTGATATTGAGATTCAGATCCGGCATGCTAGGCGCCTATGGAAGCCAAGATCATCGCGTTGCTCGGCATGGCGGCTCTCTACCTGGCCGGCGGGTGGAGCGCCGTTGCGCTGGTGTTTGTCGCCGTCACCCTGCTGCGCCCACTCGTCTTTCTGGTCACCGGCCGCCTGCCGTAGCCTGCTCCACCGCGGCCACGAACACGCTCCACGGGTACTGCCACACCCCGGCCCCGTGCCCGAGCTGCGCCAGCGCGACGGCCGCGCGCTCTAGCTGCCGACGCTGCTCGACGGGATCGCCGCCCGTGTCCGGCTCAACATCCCGAAAAAATCCGCGTTGACCTCCCGGCACGCAGCGAGCAGCACCTCGCGCAAGACCGACGGCTCGACATCGGCTAGCGCGTCGGCAGGGAAGTCTGTTATGTCCCCCAGCAGCAGCAGCGCCGTCTGGTCGGCCGGATCGTCGAGCAGCGCCAGCGCGGTCATGACAGCCGGCGCCGCCTCCTGCGGGGTCTCCGCCGCCGCCATGACGTCGCGGATCTCGCCGAAGGTCAGCTCCTTGACGGTGACGTCCCTGTCACCCACTCGCACGAGGCGCGTTACAGCCATGGCTTATGCCGGCCGCCCGTCGACGTAGATCGCTTCGGTGGTGTCGTTCAGCTTCAGGACCTCGATCTCCAGCTCGATCTCGGCGTAGGCCGGATTCTCCGGGTCGCCCTTGATGAGGTACTCGCCGGTGGGCGAGAGATTCACCTTCGGGAAGTAGTAGTCCTTGTTGGCACCCTTGGCGTTGTCGGCGATGACGCGCAGCGCCCCCTGCGCCTGGACACCGGTGGACTTGATGCGCTTCCAGCTCTTGGCCGCCACCGTGTAGTCCACCTGGATATCTGCGCCCGACGCGATGCCGCCGCCCGGCACGATGTAGAGGCGACCAAGATCGGCGTCCACGGTGTAGTCTGTCGTGACGACGTAGGGAGTACCGCCACCAGAGGGCTCGACCGTGACCGCAGAAATCTTGCGTACGCCGCTCGGCTGCGCGGTGCTGACACCGAGCTGGTAGTACAGACCCTGCTGCACGTCGGCGTGCGCCTCGGCGGTGACCGTCGCCGCGCCTTGGGTGACCGTCTCGACGATGCCGAGCAGGCCGAGGGCCAGGTTGTCGTCGTCGATGTTGCGCAGCTTGGTCTTGAAGGTCCGGTCGACCCGCAGCGTAGTCTCGTCAACCTTCTCCGCTAGCCCGTCCTCGTTGCTGTAGCACGCGATCTTGTTGACCGTGGAGCCAACCGAGGCAGACTGCGAGTTCCCCATGTAGCGCTCGCCGGTCTTGGTGTTCGTGCCGTCCACGAAGCGGTCGAAGTACAGCTTGCCGCCTGGTACCGTCAAATTGTCAGCCATGTCAGTTACCTCACGATTGCGACAGTAGATGCCGCATCACGCGGCGACGGATGGCGGCTTTCAGTTGACTTCACTTCTGGCCACCTTCAAGAGATTGGCGATCTGGTCGAGCAGCTCGGCCAGAATCGGCGAGGACGGTTTCTGAATGGCCGGCTCGGCGTTGTCGAGCGATGCCATGACAGTGAACACGCGCACCATCCAGCCGCGCCCGTAGGTCTGCCAGTTGCGGTTGCCGGCGTAGCGCAGCACGCGGGTCGCCTGAAACTGCGCAATGACCCAGCCCTCGCCATGCTGGTCGATGGCGTCCTGCAACGCGGCGACCGTGAGCGGACCGATGATTCCGTCCTGCTTCGCGTGCAAGATGCCTTGAAGCATCTGCACGGCAGCGCCGTTGCCCTGATTCACGGCCGAGTCGAATAGCGTGGCAGCCAACCGGTTCGACACGTCGTAGATGCGCGCAGCGGTCGGGTTCCAGTAGTCGGCGCGGTAGATCTCCCGCGCCCGCTCGACCGTCAGGTTTGCGATGTCCTCGTTCGGGTGCGCCTTCTTGCTGATGCCGTACTTCGTCTCGCCGCCAGGGTCACGCGGGTCGTTGACGTAGCCGCCCTCCAGCTTGAGGATCAAGTCGATGGCTTCGTTGGGCGTCACTTCGGATACTCCATCTTCGCCAGCATCTCGGTCTTGGCGCGCGAGCCGGCGGTCGTGCCGTGGTAGTACGCCATCGCGCCGAGCCAGACGGTGCCCAGCGAGCCGAGCAGAAGGTTGACGGTGTCGCGTGCGCTATCCGGCACGCCCCACGCCATGACGGACCCGAGCACTCCGAAGAACCCAACGGTCAGCAGATAGGCGAGCACGCGGGGAGTCCACTGGTCGCCGGTCGCGATCTCGCGCTGACGGGCGGAGGCGCGGTCCTCGTTCGCCAGCTTCTCGATGTCGACGCTCAGCGCCGCCATGTCTTTCTTGAATTGGAGGTCGGCCTGCTTGAGCGCGATGAGCTGGTCAGGCGTCGCGGACTGCACTGCCATCGCGATCGCTTCCTCGCTGGTGTCGGTCGCGTCGGCGCCGAGCAGGGCGTCGGTGATGACCTTGGTCGCCATCCCGGCCAACGGCGTGCCCAGCGCAGTTGCCAGCGCCGGGGCGACGGTACGGACGATGGCCTTCCAGTCGAAGTTCACTTGCTCCCCCAATCAACGATCTGGGCAACGATCAGGGCGCCAATGAGGATGGTGGCGACCATGAACACCGCGTCCATCAGCTCCATCACGGCCCTCCGTGAATCTTGTAGAACAACTGAATGCCGGCGATCAGCAGGCCGGCGCCGATCCCGATGCCGACGATCCAAGACCGCAGGCTTGCCAGCCGCTCGGCGCACAGCGCCTGAGCCTCGCCGACCTTGCTGACCTTGCGGCTGATCTCGTCGTCCTTCGCCATGTCCTGTTCGCTGTGATGGCGCATGGCATCGATCAGCTCGGCGTGGGCCTTCTCCATGCTGGCGAGCAGCGTCGTGCGCACGCCGTCAACGCGATCCCGGAGCCCGTCCAGCGATTGCCGCAGCATGTTGATCTCGCGAGCGTGCGCCTCGATCTGACCCTCGATCTTGCCGACCCGCTCTCTTAGCGGGGCGACGTGTTCGTGGATGTGGATCTGAACGTCCCGTTCGATCGACTTACCCTCCTCGCTCACGCGGTGGCCTCCCTCGGCGCTTCGGCGCTACGGTCTCGTCCGGTACAACAGGAGGAGTGCCGACAGGAGGGGACGGCGGCTGCTCGCGCAGTCGACGCCGGGCGCGGTTGAATGCAGTCAGCCCCATGCCGAGCTCCGTCAGCCCGGGGCCGAAGCCCCGGGCCTTCCGCCTATCAGGCCAGCTTGTGCTTGAACGCGACGACGGGAACCTGTTTGGTGTCGAACACGCCAAGCCAGTTCGTGCCCGTCTCGAGTTCGGTGCGGGTCGGGAAGTCCCCCGCCGGCGTGCCCTGCCACCGCGCGCCCTTGGGGTGCAGGATCAGCCGACGCCGCATGGCGATGTAGTCATCACCGGCCAAGATGTCGCGATCCTGCTCGACGTCGCTCGGACCGATAACGCCATCCACGTAGCCGACCGCGCCGGGGCCGAACAGGTAAGTGGTGTAGGTGCCGGTCGCCACCGGCAGCGTGTCGTCGACGATCACGCGCCGCCCCTGGAAATAGGCCACACGCGCCGGAGCCTCCGAGGGCCGCTCGTAGATCAGCATTTCCTTCTTTTGCAGGAAGGTCTCCGTGGCCGAGTGCATCGCGATCAACTGGAGCTGGCTCTTAGCATCGCCAAGCTTCTGGGCGGCATCAGCGAAGTGCGTCCCGAGCGGGGTCCGGTCATCCGCAGCCGCGCCCGCGCTGATGTCATGGACGTTGCCAGACATGGACGCAGCCGCGAGGTATCCCTTCAGCGTGGCAAGCAGATCTTTTTGGTACTGCGACGCCCACCACTGAGCGATCTGATCCATGATCGCCCTGGCGGGGTCGGCGCCCGCCATCAGGCCGGCCAGATCGTTCGCGCCCCAGGCTCGACCGCGGCCGAGGACAACGGCCACCTGTTTGCCGGTGCCGATGTTCGCCGGGGTCAGCGGCGCGTCGTCGGCAAGAACCTCGGCGTCGCCCGTCAGCGGGTTGAAGTGCGGCATGTTCACTGTGCCGCCGCCCTGGGGAAGCGCGACACCGTCGACGTTCGCAACCACCCCAGACTGCCAGAAAGCCGAAAGCTCGGTCGATCGGCGCAGCCCGTAGTCGCGCCAGTTCTCGGGGGTGATGATGTCGGTGATGCGAGTAACAGCCATGATCTAGCTCCTTAAGTGGCCGCCGCAGCCTTGAGCTGTTCGGCGAGCTGGGGGTTTTCCTTGCGCAGCGCGATCTGTTCGGTGAGGTTGAACGTCTCGCGCGCAAACGGGTTCTTGGTCGTGGCCGGAGCGGCTCCCCCGCCCGGGCGATAACCGGAGCCTCCCGCCCCAGC